ATAAAGACAGGAAATTGATCTGAGGATATAAACGCTGCTACTGAGTCGGCCATGCCAGACAATGCGATTGTAGCCCTTGTCAGGCTCGGTACAAGCCTTGCGCCAAAAGCCTGCTGTAGCTCTTGCACTGACTGGGAGAGCGTGTCCTGCGCCCCTGCAAGCCCTTTAGCCTCATTCCTTGCTACACCGCCATATTGCGCTGCAAGCTCGCCCAGAATAAAGTTTTGCGCTTCTAGTGTTCTACCTGTTTCTACAAGCTGCTTCACCATCTCACGCTGCTGTTCGGTGAAAACTGTGCCTGATCTACTCAAGGCACTCATACCGCGTACAGGGTCTTCTAATGCCTTGCCCAACTGCAACACTGCGCTGTTAAGGTCAATCCGCATAGCACTGGCAAGATCAACCGCGCCTTCAATAGTGCGATCAAACACATCGCCAGTAATGTTACGGAACGTCAGCAGCGTTTGCTGCGCTGCCATTACGCCTTCAGTGCTTTGAAGTGTCGATGCAGCAATAGCTCTGGCCTGCTGGTGCAAGCCCTCTGCGCTCATACTGGCTTGTCTGCCAGTGGTGATGATTAGCTGATCGGTTCTTAAGAGGTTGCGCTGTAGTGTTTCGAATTCAGATATAGAATTGCGGACAAAATTAGATGCAGTGCGAACAGATAAAAACGCAGCAGCCAGACCAGCCAGCGACTTGCCAAGATTCATCATGGTAGAGGAGGCGTTTGTGCCTGCCTTGCCCATGTTATCAAGGTCAGTGCGAGCGTCTCTGATCTGCCGTGAGTCTGCTGCTAAAACGACTGTAGTAATATTTGTCATGCTTGCAACCTTTTCAGCAGATCAGTAAACGCTTTTTCTGTGTCAACATTTGACCCGTCAGGGTCTGGCATGTTTGCTCCGCGTGATTCGTACCAGCAAGAGCAATATTCTGCGCTTAGCCGTTTAATCATTTCCGCCTCATGCCCTTCAATCTGTAAACGAGAAACCCGCGACCAGCAATCAATCTCTTGATAGCTCAGCGGCTGTGGTCCGTCAGAGGACTGCATACACACCCCTGCACCGACAAGCAGCTCAATATAAAGCGAACCGTTTGTCAGCTCAGGCAGCGTGACCTCTTCGCCTGCGTCTGTTAAAGCTCTATGTCTACTTGTTTCTGAGCCTTGCGGGACGCAATCGAGCCAGGCGCGTTTTCTGATCCACTGCCGGACTTCTCGTATAGCTTTGGGTCATAGTTACCTAACCCCTGGCTAAAGTTTAACACTTGCCCTGCAATCCAGTCTTCGGACAGATAAACCTTCATCGCGTTTTTTTGGTTAAATTCTATCGGCCCGTCATCGTCTTCAATATTTGCTGACCAGCCCTGCGTTACTTTCGCAAGGTACTCAGCGCCAATCTTTGCTGATTCTTCGTCAGAGAGTTTGCCGCTTTTTGTCCTGCGCTCTGAGTCTCGCCGCGCATTGCGTGAGACATCTGAATGCGCTCCGTAGACATAGAAATCAAGCGTATTGCCCTCGTCATCAACAAGTAAATCGTTTGTGAATGGGTCGCGCAAACTTAGCTTGCGAGGCACATTACACGCAGTTGTCGTGTTGAAATTACTAATCTTCATATCGGCTGTCCTACAAAGTGGCTGTCGTTTGTTTTAGTGCGAAGTGCGAAGCGGGACAGCCACCGCCCCGCACCTCTACCGGCAAGCCGGATAGATTACTCAGGCACAAACGATGCTGTCAGCGTTGTGTTTTGAGTGACGTTAGTCAGTGTGCGCGGGTTGTCTGTGTTTGAATCTGACCACTCGTCAAACTCAAAACCAGTTGCGCCTGCTGCATAAACCGCGCTGGTGCTTCCACCAGTAGCGACTAGCTGTGGTGTAACGCCAACGATAGAGCCGTTTGCGCCAGCAACAAAGGTAACAACAAAGACTGTCGTTACAGGAAGCGGCTTGTTTTTCAGCGAGAAAGTGACTTCGTTTCTGGCAAATGCGTTTGCATCGCCAAAGTTAAACGTGAAGCCGCTAACGATTGCTGTAAAGAATATCGTGCCGCCTGTCGGGTGCACCATTCTGACTGAATGAGTAACACCTTTGTTTGCGCCATCGAAAGCTGACTGCAACGCCAACTGTCCAGCGTCCGTGATAATACGGCGCAGCGGGATTGTTGTGTCGCCGTAGTTGATAGAGCCTTTGCCCTTGTCGACAATGCCTGTTGCCAAAGGTATAAACTCTGGAACTTGCGCTGTACCGCCGAAGGTCGGCACTGATTCTGCGTCAACAATTACTGTATAGCTCAGAGCGTTAAAGCCTGCTGAGTCATACGTTGCTGGAGCACCTACTGCTATTGAGAGCGTTAGCCCTACAGAAATATCACCACTCATGATTATTACCTCTCGATTGCCGCCCTGTAGGGCATAGTTAAAACAAGTACATACCATCCATCTTCTGCTACGCCTGGCTGTCGCTGATTGCCTAAGATAGTCAGCCTGACACCTTCATAGGTTAATCGCTGGCCTACCTTGAATGCTGCAAATATTTGACTCGCTTTTTGCTTTGCTGCAACAGCGCCAGTGTTAAACGGGTATCGTAAAATAACCCTAAAAACGCCGTCAGTGTCGTTTGTGTCGTTCAGCGTTCCTGGCGTTGCATCATTCTGTAATACATTTATTTCTGCGTAAGGCACTTGTCCTTGTGGTGCAAATGGCAGGTTTTCATGTGCTATCCCAATGCCAAAGCTGCCAGCAATAAACTGTGTTATCAGTGCCTGATCTATCTTTATGCTCATCGCTTTACGTTCTCGCGCACGATTCGATCAATACGAGCTACGTTACGCGCTACCATGCCGTCACGTTGTTCCCAGACCTCAGCATAGGGCAGGTTGTTAGTCAGAAAATCAATCGTATCTTCTTTAACGCCTGCCACAACATCTGCCTCTGCTGCTCTGCCTTCTTTGTCGAGTCTAGGTATATCACCTGCGGCTGGTGTGCCTGTGGTTGTCTGCCAGTTGCCTCGCAGCCGTCCTGTGTCAACCCGCGTATCGCGTATCACACCGTTGAACAGTGCAATCTTGACAGCTCTGACAAACTCGCTTGTCTGCTCGTTCATCACTCTGCTAATTTGCGACATCGGCACTTCCTGCATTACCGCCTCACATGTAACAAATAAACTATCGGAACACCCGCTGGCTGTTTAGTCATAATCTTCATTATGTTCCACTGCTGGCTGCTAACAACTGGCCTATCAGTAAGTACTGGCACAATGCTTGAGTCAATCACCAGCAGCCTGTCGCCATACTGAATCACCGTACCGTCTATCAGCTCATCCTTAAAATCAGTGATTAGCCCTTTGGCTTCTAGCACTGTTGTCGTGCCTGAAGTTACTGCGCCTGTCACTGGGTTAATGCTGCCGCCAGTTGTTCTGCTGATCGTAACATCGCCGCCAAACTTGCTGAGCAGCTTTGATGCAGTCGATGCGAGGCTGTTGTAAAACGCATCGCTCATGATCGCTCCAGCACAATCCTTAAGCCTGAATACTCTAGCAATGCAGCTACAAGCGCCGTTGATGTGCTACGCCTGCTCAGCTTTGCTGATTCTTTAACTGCGTATTCAACTTCAACAGCGCCGTCTACTTTTTCGCGCTTCACAGCAACTGACTCAGACTGTGGCGGGTTATAAATATCAATGCCTGCCTGTAAATCTATTGCCAGTTGCATCTGCGCCAGTATGACAATTCGCGGTATCTCGTTATCGGCATACTCAAAGCCCTCTAAAACAAGGTCTTTTCTAGGATATGCAAGCGGCTGGTCGCGCTCTACTAAGCTGCCTTTAAGCCTGCCTTCAAACGTGCCAATAAAAATAGCGGCTTTTCGTAACGCCTCGCGCTGCTCTTTTTGACCACCTACTATGAAGCCCAGGTCTTCGGCATAACTAACATAATCTGCCCTCGTCACAAAGCTGTCAGCGTCTGTAACAATAGTGCCGTCTTCAACGATAAGTTCTGGGTGAGCCATGTTTATTCGCCGTTAGGTATCGCGATTGCATTAGATGCTTCAGCGTCTGAATCGCCAACAATGTTAGTTGCAACCACATTGCAGGTCACATCTTCGCCAGCGGCTTCAGCAGGTACTGTAAAGATCTGCGCGGTTGCGCCCTCTACATCTGCGCCGTCAATCTGCCACTGATAGCCAAAGCTGGTCGGCCTGTGATCCCATACGCCGTTGCTGGTTACGCTAAGCACTGCTGCAATTTCTGCTGTGCCTGCAATAACTGGCGCTGTGACGTTATCCGGCTCGTCTGGTGTGCCGTCCATAGCGATATATTGACCCGTAGCCTGATACCAGTACCGCAAGCCTTCTGTGGTAGCGTAGAGCTGCCCAGCAGCGCCTACAGTTGGTAAGTCTTCGACCGTTGCATACTCGTCAGACATTGCAGCGCGGTACTCTTGAGCAGTTACTGCCTCAAAGGTTACATCTGCGCTGATAGAGTTAATGACAAAGTTTTCATCAGTAGTATATGGGCCAATAATCGCAGCCCATCCTGTAAAGTCATAGGCTTCGCCATTGCTTAGCTGACTGACAATGCCGCCAGCGGAAAGGCTTAGCGTTTGACCTGCTCGCAGCTCAATCGTTGTCGATGTGCCTCTATTTAGCGTTGGCATTTTTCTTCCTCGCTTTTGGCTTTGGCTTGTCAATAGGCTTATCAGAAACATATTTCACGCCGTCTATCTTTTCGGCGTTTACCCATACTGTCTGACCATCTTCGGCCCTTGTTGCTTTAATCAACATAAATCACCTCCACGTTAAAAATGCCGTCCCTGGCATTGGTGATTAAGGTGTGCCGATCAGCAGCGCAGCATGTTCTGGCTTAATCATTTCAAAGCCCCATGCACACGCAACTTCATAACGCACTTTTCTGTAGCCGGGATAAACAGCTACTTCAAAGCTCAAGCCAGAGCGCGGATCAGTGATGGTAGTGACATCAATCGCCATATCACCAGCAGATGGACGCTCAGGCAGACGCTGTGCAAGTACAATCGCGCTACGGTTAAACGCCAA